CCAAAATATGACGTAGCATTTATTGATGAAGCACAGGATCTATCACCAATACAATGGAAAATGTTCAATATTATCAAAGAAAATAGCAAATATGTTATATTAGCTGGTGATGATGATCAAGCTATTTATGGCTGGGCAGGGGCAGATGTAAAAAAATTTCAGCAAGAAATTTCTAAAAAAGACATAATTTTGCCACAATCTTACAGGGTTCCACAAAGCGTACAGAGTCTTGCAGATAAGATATTAAATTTAATTCCTGACGATAGGCGTGTTAAAAAAAATTGGAAAGCTAGAGAAGAATTAGGATCAGTAAATTATATTTATAGTCTTGAAGATGTGCCCATAGACGAGGGTAAGTGGTTAGTGTTAGCAAGATACAACGATAAATTAAATAGACTCAAACCATTTTTAAAAGAACGAGGTATTTATTTTGAATACAAAGATAGAAAGAGCTACAAGGTAACCTTGTTTAGAACTATTCTAAACTACATAAGATGGCAGAAAGGTGATGATTTATCTTTAGCAGAAGTAAAAGATGTATTTGAATATACAAATACAGATACAGAACTGACAGAAGAAAGAATGTATAACTTAGAAGAGTTTGGGTTTGATAAAAACATACCCTGGTATGATGAGTTTACATCTGACTATGAAGAATGTTTATACATAAGAGAGATGTTAAGTAATGGAGAAGAGTTAAGAAAAAACCCAAGAGTAAAATTATCTACAATACATTCTGCAAAAGGTGGTGAGGCAGACAATGTACTATTAATATTAGATAATACA